GCTGCTGGAAATGCCAGAGTTTGAGCCAGGTACTGATGACGGCACGGGGCGCACGGCCTTGGTGGCTCGTTTCGAGGCCCGGGTGGTGGTCGGTGCTGAACAGGAAGAACCTGAGAAGCAAGCCTGCCATATCGCCTCGCAGCTGGCGGTGCTGTTGCGCAGTCAGTATTGGCGACTCAACGGCGTGGATGCGGCCGAGCTGGTGCAGGCTGCCCAGGACTGGACCAAACCTGAACTGGACGGTTACATCGTCTGGGTCGTGGAGTGGACCCAGCCCATCAGGCTCGGTGAGGAAGAATGGCCTTGGCCTGATAATCCGCCGGCAACTCTACAGTTGGGTGCCGCCGATGATGCCGTCGATCTGTCGGGGATGTTCCCGTGAGCAAGTCAGCGGCCGTAAGCGGTGAGCATGACCGAATGATCGCGGCGATGGTGATGCCCGGCAAAGTCGTTGCGGCCGATGGCGCTGGGCGGGTCCGCATGGAAGGCCGTGACGGTTGGGTCTCGCCGTGGGTCAAGTGGCATAGCCAGGCCGCTGGCAAGGCTCGACACTGGCGGGAGCCGAGCGTGGGAGAGGGCGGGACGTTGTTCAACCCCAGTGGCGTACCTGGCGCCGGTACCTTTGTCCCTGGCCTGTTCAGTGATGCAGGGACTGCGCCTGATGACCGCGATCACGTCGACGTGTGGGAGTTTGATGACGGTGGCCGAATCGTCTACGACTGGAAAGCCAAAACCTACGACATCACCCTGCCGACCGGAACCGTCACCATCAAGGTTGCCGGATCCACGGTGACCGTCGCAGACGCGGGGATAACCTTGCAGGCACCGGCGATCAAATTAGTTGGCCCCACGGAAATTGACGGGCCGCTTCACGTTACCGGTGCGGTGATCGGTGACTCCACCATCATGGATACCGGCGGCAACAGCAATCATCACTCGCACTGACGCCATAGACCGAACTATCAGCAGCCCGCACATGCGGGTTTTTTTACGCCTGGAGAATGTTGATGACTTCCAAGATCGAGAAGGCGGGCGGTGTTGCCGCCCTTGAACAGGTTGAACCGGCTCAGCCCGTGGTGGCCCTGGTGCAGCCAACGCGCGTGTTTCGTGACAGGGCCTATATGTCCCGCACTTTCATCATGCCGGACGGTCGCGGCCTTGATGTGCGCCAGGGGAAGGTCGCGGCCCTGGGCGACGATCAGTTCAAGTTTCTCAGCGACCATCCAGATCTCGAACTCACGGCGGGCTGACCATGATCGGAATGGATCGCCGAACGGGCAAGCCCCTCGCGGGGATCGATCACCTCCGGCAGTCCATCGAAGACATCCTCACCACGCGACTCGGTGAGCGCCGGATGTTGCCTGACTACGGTTCGAGCCTCTGGCGCTTTGTCGACATGCCAGCCACAGAGGGCTGGAAAAGCTCGGTGCAGGCCGAGGTGGCTCGGGCGCTGGGGCGGTGGGAGCCACGCATCAAGCTGGAGCAGGTCAAGGTCACCGCCGTCCTGGACGGCAAGATCAGCATGAACCTGACCGGCGAATACCTGGGCGACTCAGCGGTGATTGAGGTGACAGCATGAATCAACTCGATCTATCAAAGCTCCCCGTCCCGGACGTTATCGAAACCGTTGAATACGAGGCCGAGTTTGCTGCGGTACTGGAGCGATATCGGGAGCTGATGGGGGACGACTGGACGGCTCTGCTTCAGTCGGATCCCGTCATGAAGCTGCTGCAGGACGTGGCTTACGAGAAAATCACCCTGCGTGCCCGCGTCAACGCTGCGGCCCGCGCCGTGTTGTTGGCCTCGGCACGCGGATCTGACCTCGATCACGTCTTGGCGCTGGTCGGGGCTGAGCGGCTTGATCAGGAGTCCAACGATGCTTTCCGGGAGCGCGGTCGGCTGGCGCCTTATGGCTTCAGTACAGCCGGTCCTGGCAACGCATACCGCTACCACGCGCTGAGTGCCCACGATGATGTGCTTGACGCTCGGGTCGATTCGCCGGAGCCCGGGCTAGTGCGTGTCACGGTGCTGAGCCGATCCAGCCAGGGCGTGCCGGGGGAAGATGTTCTGGAGGCGTTGCGCGAGCAGCTTAACGCTGAGGACATACGGCCGCTGAGCGACACCGTACTTGTTGAACCGGCGCAGGTGGTGCTGTGGGAGCTGGTAGCCCGCTTGCATTTTCCCAGTGGTGCCGCGACCGAGCCCGTGGTGCAGGCGGCGGAACAGGCGGCCCAGGCTTACGCCACGGCTCAGCGGCGTCTCAACTTGCCAATCAAGCGGAACATGGTCATCGCGGCGTTGGGGGTTGCCGGGGTCAGCGACGTCGAGCTGATAAGCCCGGCCGCTGACATTCCTGCGGATATCCAGGGGGCGCCGTATTGCACCGGCATTCAGATTGATCCGGTGGTGGACTATGAGTAGCTCGGGGCTCCTGCCCAAGAATCGGACCACCCTGGAAGCCGCCGTGCTCGATTCGGCGGCGTTTCGTGAGTTGGACCCCGACATCATCCGCACGCTGTACGACGTCGACGAATGCCCGCCAGCCTTTTTGCCTTACCTGGCCTGGATGCTTTCGGTCGACTTCTGGGAAATGGCGATTACCGATGGCCAGCGGCGCGAGCTGATCCGCAATGCGATCACCTGGCACAAGAAGCGTGGCACACCCTGGGCCATCAAACAGGCGCTTCAAGCGCTGGGTATCGAGCAGGTCCAGCTCAATGAGCGGCCTGCTGGGGCGCACTGGGCTGAATTCGACGTGGAGCTGACGGTGATCGAGCGTCCGCTGGGGCAGCGGATGTTCACCCAGTTGGAGCGCCTGATCGGCGCTTATAAGGCAGAGCGTTCGCATCTGCGGCGTCTTGTCGTGTCCGGCGCGACCATGGCGACCCTGCATACCGGAGTGGTCACGCTCGGCGGCATCGTCGTCGAGATCCAACCGTTCCAGGTTTCGGAGATCACCGCGCCGCCTGCGCCGATTCACGTCGGGGCCGGGCAGTACTCCGTCGGCACTACCACTATCTATCCGAGGACGCCATGAGCGACTACTACACAATCCTGACCCCGGTCGGCATTGCCGAATTGGTCAATGCTCGGGCGGCAAACGCCACAGTTCCTATTACCCATATGGGGATCGGCGACGGCGGCGGGGCACCGGTGAAGCCCACCGAAACGATGCTCACGATGGTTCGAGAGGTATATCGCGTCCCGATCAGCAGCATCACGCAGCACCCCACGAACCCGGCCTGGCTGGTAATAGAGGCAGTGCTGCCAGCAGCTGTCGGTGGGTTCACCGTGCGCGAGACCAGTTTGCTCGGCGGTGTGGGTGCGGGCGGTAAGACGCTTGCACTTGGCAACTTCCCAGAGAGCTATAAGCCCCTGCTGGCGGAGAACACCTCAACGGATATGATCATCAAGATGATCATTCAGGTGAGCAACTCGGCGGTGATCAGCCTGACGGTCGACCCATCCGTTGCGTTGGCAACCAACCAGTCGATTGCCAACGCCATGGCGGCGCACCTCATGGCTGTTAACCCGCACCCGCAGTACGCACTCGCGGCGGACCTAGCCCAACACATTCTGGCCGCCAACCCGCACCCGCAGTACGCGAAGCTCTCCGACCTGGGAGCGCACAGCGCGGCCCCCGATCCACACCCGCAATACATATCGGCCGATGAGCTGGACGTGGCTTTAACTGCTGCCTTGGCGACTGTTAAGCGGAACATGGCCGAAGTCAGTTTCAGAACTCAGGCATAGAGGTTTTCATTATGGCAAACGGCCCATACGGCGCCGCGTTATCGGCTGCGGGTGCAATGGTCAAGTTAACGACCAGCGCCCCGGCAAACGGCAAAGTCCGCACCATTTCGATAGGCGCGGTAAACACTACTGACACGCCGGGACGTATCTACATTGCTGTTTCCACGGCGGCTAACGCTGCGGGAGTGCAAGTGGTCGAGCACAAGGCTTATGGTCGCACGCTGAACGCCCGCGACGAATACGAGCGGACTAACCAAGTGATTGGTGCCGGTCAAAACGTTTTCGTTATGTCTGATATCGATG